GCGGATACCCCTTATGCGTGGGCAGCCCTAGGCCCAGGGCCCTCTTCCGCCGGCGGTGTGAACGACCGATACGGCGGCGCGAATTCTCGAACATGGAGTGCTGCCAAGGCCTCGGCGGGCCCTTACCTTGGTCAAAACTCCGTTAAATTTCAAACTGCAGACGAAGTTCCCCATAAAGACAAAGCTTATGTGTATGATATAGACCCGACCGAAGAGGCCGCCCTGCTGGAGAAATTCGGAATTCCCAACTACCCGTATTTTGACACCACCAAACAAAAATTCAGTCTGAGTAAGCATTACTTACCCGGCGCCGGAACACAAAGCGCCATTGGCCTGGGCCCTGTCCACAGGGTCCAGACAGACAGATTCCCTATTGGCTGGGCCACAAGTTTGGTCAGTTACTTAAATAATTATTACCGGGCCCTTCTACAGTTAGAAAAAAGCCCCTCTGTTGCTGAGTATCACGCCGGAGAAGGCACTGGTGCTGATTATATAGCTGCCTTGGCCGGCGCTACACGCCTGCTGAATGGCCAGTTAAGTCTCGCTGTCGGAGGCTATGATCACGCCGGCCAAGGCGCCGTCGATGACCTCGCAAGAGAACAGCAACAAACAATAAGCGATCAATGGAAATTTATGGGTCTCAATAGGCCCAACCACCAGCTGAAAGATAACATCAACCGGGTGAAAGAATACTTCAAAGCCAACGGTGCAGCATCTGCAAACTCTACATCCGAAGCGGTTCAGCGCTTTGGGGAATCTCAGCAAGAACTATCCGACGCTTATGGAAAAATCTTTGCCAAAGCTCACAATATGAGTACTGCTGTGAGCCAAGCACTGTTATGTCAGCTGAATGGACTAGCTGTCGATGCCAAGGCCGACGCGGATCTTGCCGCGGCCATCGATCTGGCAGGAGCAGCATCGCGCGGAGAAGCAAAGACAGCCGCCAGCAAAGCTGCTCGACTTCAGGCCCGCGCCGAAGCTATTCGTCAAATACAACAGGATATGCGCGCAAATAACCTTTTGCAGCAAAATCAAATTATACAGGAAACCACAGATCGCCGCAATGTTCTTTTTAAAGAGCAATGTTTTCTTCTGAATTATATTAACGTTTTCGTTCAACAAAAACTGAAAGAAGACACCATCGAGCGCAAAAAACGCCTACCATACGTCGCACCCCCACAACAACAGCAGGGTCAAGTAGGTGTACAAAATACCGGCCCCCACGCCAACGTTATGGCAAATGCATCTCTTTTGGTTTCGGGCGATCCTTATGGATTTTTAAACAAAATGACTTTGAATCCCAACCTTAAGGATTTGGTGAATATTGAAAATCATCAACTTTCCTTGCTTCAGCCATCAATTCGGCTATATAAGGTAGTTTACGATGAAGAAGGTAACGATAGTTATGAGGTAGAAATGAATTTCGATACTCATTTGGGTGCTGCCGGCCCAGGCGACATCCGGACCCTCACCTGGACCACCACATCTCGCGGTATCGGCGCCGGAATTAAAAGTTTTAACTTTGCATATGAGGGAAGCAACCCTTTCGCTATTAAAAAAAGCATCCAAGCAACATTGAAAATATTTGCGGCCAATATGGGAGAATTGCTTCGACCACGCGAAGGGCGCGCCAAGGCGATATCCGCCACAACACCGGGATCTAACAATTCAGGCCAGCGACTAAGTAGGCCACGCAATTACAAATATGTAGACTTGGCATTAAAGACGGGACGTTCCGGCAAAGCTCCCCAAAACGACCCTTGCAGCGGCCAAATAGATCTATCAGAACACAATGAAAATTTGGCAGATCTTAATTTCCGGCTTAGGGCCGAGGTCGGCTGGGCACCAATAGATAAAATTAATCTTGACGGTATCACAGCAAAGCAGGCCGAAACACTGCAAAAAGCCATTCAAGAGAGCTATGTAACTTTGAATTTGACACCTACAATTCATAATTTCGATTTTGATGAAACGGGTCAAGTAACCATGACTATTAACTATCTGGCATATGTGGAGGAATTTTATGATAACAAAAACTTTAATATTTTTGCGAATGCAAAATCAACAAGCAGTGGCACAAACTCCCTCGTTACAAACCAACGATTATTAAGAGAATTGGCGTTGGATAAATTACGTAAAGAATGCGGAGACTCCAACGTTATTTCCGAAGTTAAAGAGGACTTTAAGCAAGTTATAGCTAGTGATGTCTCGGACAGTCTCCAACAACTTGTAACTGGGCTTATGCAAGAAGATAATATTCATTATATCTACATCCCCTACGAAGATTTAAGAAAATATCTACATAATAATGATCCTTCCACCACCCAAGTGGTGGAAATGTTGGTAGCTCAGGGTAAAGCATCTTTTCAGACTTCTCAAGAAGAGGTCTTATCCAAGGTTAATCAAGGCCTTGAAGAATACAGAAACCAAGCAGGAAATACGTCTACCGATGACGAGCCGGCCGACGATGCCGTTGCTGCAGCTATGATGGCCGATACCGGCGAAGGCGCCACAATTGGGTATTTTTATTTAAGCCGATTGGTTGATTTAATTTTACACAATTTGGATATTGAGCTAACTGCGCTAGGTAGTGATTCATCCTGGCTTCTTACCTACGCCGCCAACAAACTAATTCTTCCATCCGGGGAAACGGTCAGAATCAAGAATAAAGCCCGCGAGCAAAAGAAAAAACAATATACTATAGCTTACGAGAATTATAAGAGATTAAGAATACTTTTAGGTCCCGTTGAGTTTGTGAACAGCCCTTCTCATGCTAGAGAAGCTATCACTAATGCAACTTTTGGAGATATTCCGATTTCCGTTAAATATTTCATTGAGTTTATGACCGAGAAAATGCTCAAAAAAGATGAAACATTCTATTCTCTTACGAAATTTTTGAATGATTTAATGAATGAATTTGTGCGAGATTTCTTAAATAGCAGAGAATGTTTTAGAAATATGAAGACAAAAGTTCGCGCCCAGCAGTCTTCTCTGACAAGCTGGTCACCAGATATCTTTTATGATCCCGTCACTCTTAAGATTTATCAACTGGGCAACAACAGAAAGAGCGTTTTGGCACCCCGAGGACCGCTCCCCAAAGCAAACTTAGACGATCCTAAAAAATTTAGAGCTAATATAGCCGAGTTGGGCACTGCGACCAATCCGGTTCTTTATCTATCGGGCCCTCCGGGGAAGCGCACTACTATTAATCCATTACATGAATTTAATTATTTTGTTTATTTTGCCGGACAAGTACAACCACTAGCAAAAATGCAAGGTGATCGAGAGGCAGATGAGAAAGCCGGCATATTCCACTATCTTTTAGGAAGAGAAAAGGGACTAATTAAAAACATTCAACTTAAAAAAACTCAAACTAAAGGCCTCGCAGAAGTGCGCTTTGAGCAAGATGGGTATGACGGATTAAGACAATTACGCGTGGTATATGATGTCGATATTGATTGTTACGCCAATATCAATACTTATCCGGGCACTTATATTTATGTAGATCCCGCAGGATTTGACCCATCGTTTAACGGCGCCGTATCGGGTATAGAACTAACACAATTGGGGATTGGAGGCTATTATATGATTGTGAGATCCGAACACCAATTCGCCGCCGGCCAAGCAAGCACTCAAATTAGTGCTAAGTGGGTGAATTCAATTGAGGACCAAGCTGCGCGCCAAGAATGCCAAAAATTACAAGATCAAAATGCAGGGAATAATGATAGAATAAACAAAAAGTGTGAAAAATACGCAAAAGAACGTGAGGAAACGACGAAAAAATCAGGAAGAAATATAGTTTCTCGCGCTGTGGATGCTGTTACACCCTGGGATGGCTGGCTTCCGTGGGTATAGAGAAAAACAAAGGAGAGATGTGTGTCTAAATTTTTTGTCAAAAACAATACAGAATCAACCAAGGCATTATTTGATAAAAAGATGTATTACTGGGCATATATGATCGATCATTCTACTGAAAATGTAGTTGACTTGGGAAGTTCAGAGCGATGCCTGTACGGAAAAGTCTCTAATGGTATGCAACCTGTTGTTGTGAATTCAAATAAGCTTAAGCCACTTGCTAATCCTATACAGAACCAACTTCCAACGCGCGCTCTTGACTTTGTGGCTGATGTGTTTAATGAAATGTCTCGCCAGTTTGAAAAAAAGGCGGCCATGGGAAAAATTGCCACAAATGATCCATTTCTAAGCAAGCTAATTGTGCATAATGCGTATGTTTCTCCCGCCAAACTTTATCGCGAACATAAAGCTGTTTATATGGCCAAATTGGGCAAAATGTTTAAATCCAATTATATGTATTTTGCCAATTTTGATGAATTTATGAGCTTACTCCAGCCAGTGTTACGCACCATGTGTGCGACGGCTCGCTTTACTTATCCGGGCTTTATTAAAAGCACAGATTGTTCCATAATGACCACAGGGCTAGCCATTGAA